TCTTCTGCTCCATCAGCCAAGGCCCTTTCGTCTGCACTCAGTGAGCGACGCTTGCACTTCAATACTGACAAATTGTACTCTACGTTAAAAGGTAGAGGTCCGGTCTTGGTACGCTTGAACACAACATCCCAACCCTCATCGTAGTCCGTGGGATCGCCTAGGTCTTCGGCCGCACTAAGAATCTGCTCAAACAGCTTCTTCTTCAGATTGAGAGCCTTAACCCTGCCATCCTTGGGGTCAATACAGTTGATTGAGTAAGCCCAAGAGCACTTCTTGTCCGAGAAGTAGGCTGGAACATGGTCCATCTCTGTGTTCGTAAACTTCTCTTTTTCACGATCAAAAGCTAGACACTCGATAGGAATATCCTTGTTGTTGGTACCCTTCAGCCAGTATACATATCGGGGTAGGACGCCACCGATTAGGCGAACTGTATTCTCGCCGTCCTTGTACTCATAAGCCTCAACTGACTTCTTAACTGCCTTGCCTTTGGTTTCGCCAAACTTTAGAGCCATTGTAAATTTCCTCGTATTTAAATTTGATTAGATTGGTTTCAATAATTAATAATGGATTTCTTTTCAATTTCTCGATCAGGAGATCTGGAAAGAATGATCTGTCTAGTGTTATTACGCCGTGGGTTTTATATAGGAACCAGTCACGCCTTCCTGCCAGTCTTATGTATTGTGTTCTGTAACCAGGGTCTATGTTTTCTAGGTTCAATACAGGATCAGGATTCAGTATGTAACTGGTACCTTTAAGCGATGATTTACTAGGTTTATATTTAGATGTAGATCTAGAGGGGATGCTGCCACGGTGATGATAGGTAAGCATTGCTAGGAATTTATCGGGATCACCCGCAGCTTCCCGCTCTAAAATCTCCAAATTAAAAAATAAAGCCATTATTTGCCTTAAGAAGAACTATTATAGCATTTGTGATTTGTGTGTGCAAGTCAAAATTTATTCTGCCTTACAGTCTCTCTACTGTCCAGCCCTTGTCCATATAGAAACCCAGTCTGAGTGCTGCCTGACGGCGTTCAGGTCCACTGGCAAATGCTATATCTAATACCACTGGATCGGGTTTGTCTGGGTGTAGTCTCATAATTCGTCCAATTATCTGCTCTAAGCTAATTGGATTTGAGGTTGGCACTGCCAGGATAACGCACGATAGTCTGTTGACAGAGATTCCTTCGGAAAAGATCTGACGGGATCCAGCAACGCACACCTTTTTGCCACTCTCGAGTTCTTCAATGATGTCTTTACGTTGTTCGTATGTTGTGGACCCTGTAACAAGCGCGCAATTTTCTCCAACTTTGTCCTTCACTTTCTCTAAAAACTCGGTTCGGTCTGCTACTACTAACACACTGTGCCCATGACTGATCTGAATCTTAGCCATGGACGCAATAAAATTCTGATAGTCTTCGTCGTATAACAAGTGATTGATCTTTTCTACCCAAGTGCCGTCATTTTTTAGGTGCATTCCTGTGTTTACAATCTTTACCACTGGGTTGAGTGTATGAGCTTGTGGTGGTCTGTACACCTTGTCACCAAAGTAATCACGAAACACTATGTGCTTGCCGTCTGTACGCTCCATTGTACCACTCAGTGCAATGCGATAGCGACTGTACATGCCATCTATTAGGCTACTAAACGTATCAGCAGGTACATGGTGTGCTTCGTCTAAGATGATTGTACCAAACTCTTTGCTCAATGTGGCCATGTGTTTGGTCACAGTTTGAATGTTGCCGATTACCACAAAGTGGTCCTCAATATCAAACTCACCACTGCCAATCACACCAGGTGTTAAACCGTATAAGCTTTCTACTTCGCCTACCCACTGGTCTCGCAAGAAAGTGTTGTGTGTGATCACCAATGTCTTTTGACCCAACTTGCGCGCCAAGTGTAGTGCTGTAAACGTCTTGCCCCAGCCTACCAGTGCATTGATAAAGCAGGTGTCTTCGATCTGGTCGTAGACTGGCTGTTGACTGTCACGTAGAGGAAAACGTGGGTTAGGAAACGGAACTTCGTGAGTTACACGCTTGTCTAACACCTCATATCCTTCTGGGACTAGATCCAATCGACCCTGCGGCACACTCACAATGTCTTTTGGTAACACCTTGTAGTTTTTGATAGTCTCAATCTTTTTAGTCTTGCCCTTCTTACCGCTCTTCATTTCGATACGATAGGTCAGGGCCTCCATGATCTCTTTCAAGTGTGCCTGGTCTTTGGGTTTGAAATATATTCGGTTGCTGATAATTGCTTTTGGTTTTTCAGCTGTCATACCATTCTTACCGTGTCTGGTAGCTTATCTTCATACAGTCCGTATAGGAGATAGCCTGTACCCACCAGTAACAATCCAGCATATTTTGTGGCTTGGTTTGGCGCGTGCAAAACTTTGAATCTGGTTCCAATGCCCTGAACTTCTACAATCGCACCGCCCGTCTTCATTGGTAAGATTTGACTGATAGGCTTGAATACCAAGGGAACTCTTTTAGTCTTCTTGTACTCAAACACTGTGCCTTCACTGTCAATAAACCAAGTGCCGCTCTTGCTCAACTTGATCATGTCGCCCAAGAAAAACACGGCGTGACGTAGTTTTGCTAGAGCCACGCCGTTGTTTTTGAGTTGCAGCCTCCTCATGGCTAAGGAGCTGCCATTTACGGAGGTGTCGTCAACTACTACAATTTTAGGGTCGATCTCACCGTCTTTGTGGTGTACTTCGTAGTGATAATACCAACGAGTACCTTCCTTAGTTGGTTTGTCTTGTCCCAAGTGATAGATTGGAAACTGTATTCGATTAAGCATTTTTAACAAGAATTCCGTTTTCTAGGCTGTAGTAGTCATCAAATTTGTCAAAGCTGTAGTCTTGACCAATGTCTTGGTCAACTCCAATAGGGCTGCCTGGAATACCACAACCACGATCTTTTTGAGTCATTGTCTTCAAGATCTCGCAGTAGTGCTCTACCTCACTGTCTGGTACCAATCCCACAATTGAGTCGTGTACTAACATAAAGATTTTACTCTTCATTTTTAGGCGTTTGAGTTCATCGTGTGTATCCATAGCGCCCAACAGATTTACGTCTGAGGCTAGGCTTTGTACTTCCGCGTTAATTCCCGAACGTACTTCATGCGCTGCAATTCCTTTGTCCGCTGAGAATACGTTTGGTAGACGCCTTTTACGGCCAAAGAATGAATATGTATACCCATTAGTCTCAATGAATGTCTTTCGCTGATCCAGCCAGGTCTTGAGCTTCTTGAAGCGAGTAAAATACTGCTCAATGTCGTCTTTTGCTTGGCTGATAGGGTAGGATTCTCCAGTTGCTTTCGTAACCGACTGGCTAACCTTTGCTGGGCCCGAACCGTATAATATTCCAAAACTGATTGCTTTCGCACTCTGACGTAGAGAGCCATACTGTTTCTTAACATCTTCTACTCCACATGGTAAGTTGAATACCATTTTAGCAATACTACTGTGAAAGTCTCCGCCGCTGGAGAACACACTTTGTAGGTTCTTGTCGCCACTCAATACAGCAGCGTAATACATCTCTGCTGTTGTCAAGTCCTGACTTACAATTTTGTAACCGTCGGGGGCTCGTATACATCCCTTAATGATTGGATCATCTCGCGGAATTTGCTGAGCATTAAACTTACCACTACTAGATAAACGGCCACTAGTGGTAAAGATAAGATTAAAATTGGTACGAATTCGGCTATCACGATCTAACTCCGGTAAAATTTTTGCAACATAGCTGGACTGAATCTTGGCAAGCTGACGTACAGTAAGGATCTGGGCCGGCAAGGGATGCTCTTCGCTAAGCTCTTCAAGTACTTCGGCATCGGTTGATAATGCCCCAGTTTTTGTGAGTTTTCCCGTTGGAGTAAGTCCCACATAATCAAACAGAACCGTTCGAAGCTGTTGGACCGAGTTGGGATTGAATATCTTTCCTGAATCTTTTTCGAACGCTTTAACTTCCTCAAACGCATAAACTTTCTCTTTAGCTTCCAATATCCATTTATCTAGGTAAGTACCAGCTGCTTCCATGCGAGGACGACTGATAGGAATACCTACTTCTTCCATGTCCATTAGAAACAGTGTTCCACGGATCAGTAGATTTTGATATACCCACAAGAGCTTGGGATTCTTTTGTAGGAGAGGCCAGAACTTTTCGTACAGTTCTAGGGTCACAGCAGTGTCAATGCTCGCATACTTAGAGATCACATCGAATGGGATCAAGTCATAAGTAAAGTCCTCTTCTAGCAACCCCTGCTGTTTGCAGTAAC